GTACAGTGAATGCGAATTTACCAGTAAATTTTTAATTAGTTTACTTCCATCTTGGATCGCAAAACTTGTTATAAAATAAATGCGTCTAAAAACTTTGCGCAGATCGCACAGACCTGAAAAGAAATGGGATGCTGTTTTTGTGAAAGATAACGGCAAAGAAAAGGTAGTACCATTTGGAGCTCATGGAATGTCTGATTTTACGAAACATAAAGATACGAAACGTAAACAACGCTACCTAAAACGTCATTCTGGAATGGGCGAACATTGGAATAAACCCGATACACCTGGTGCTCTAAGTAAATGGATTTTATGGAATAAAAAGACTCTGAAAGCGTCTTTAGCCGATTTCAAACGAAGATTTCATATTTGAAGAAAAACGGAATATTTTTAGATAAGAATTCTAATAATTGTTAAGAATGCCACTTGCTTGTTTTGCGGTACCTGGGTCTTGGGAGAAATATAAGAATTTTCAATGGAAATTCCTTACTTGTCATAGATGTGGAAATCGGGGTCTTTGTGGACATTTTCCCGAATACTCGCAGTACAGATTGATGTGTTTACATTGTAGAACGGATAGACAGGAAAAGCATCGCGCAAGAACTGAATCAGGATCTTTTGTGAAGATATATTAGTCAGGGAAATGGATTCTTTTTTTACAGAAGAACAGATCTCGGGATTCTTAGGAACGCCCATGAAAATTCTTAAACGAGATAAGGGTATACGAACACTACGATTAGTAGCGGACATATAAGGATAAGGCGCTTGAAAATAGACATGGACTTTAACAAAGAATTCAGGAGTTGATACCCGTTGCAAAGGTATTAACAGACGGACGAACATATAAGTTCTAGATGCGTGGAGAACATTTAGAACTTATAGTGAAACGACAATGATGTGCGAGGAGGTGCACACATTCTTAAGAATTGATGGATTCTTAAGAGGGAATAAGGTTAGATAAAAAGGGAGTCTTCGAAAGAAGATGAACATAATAAAGGTAGAAACTAAACAGGAGTCATATAGTTGACTATGGATTATACGCGGTGTGGGAGCGTAGGAGGGGGAGATGAGAAATACGCAGAGTAGACATACGAAGTGAAAAGAGTACAGGAGATTGAGTATCGTCAATCACAATTAATAGCGAAGGGTAGGGCTATTAGTCAAAAAAAGTAAATACGTGAAAGTCGGAAGGGAGTAATCCTGTGTATAGGAAAAGATAGTGTTGAAAAACACTTAGCTATATGGTTTATAATTTTTGCTTTTCCCGTTGATCAAGAAAAGGAAAACGGATAGTGTTTTTTGTAATGGTTTCAAAGTAAAAAATGAGTTCTCGATCTGTTAATCCTGTAATGAAAGTTCTTCTAGAAGTAAAAAATGATGGAACTGGAACATTTTGGTGTCCACCAAGTGCTTATCAAGATTTGGGTTATGTTCTTCCAGGAACTGTCAGACCTTCAGAAAGTAAAGCAGTAGAAGCTGAACTTCGTCCTAAACACAAAGACGAAGAGCGAGGAAGACATCTGTTTACTGGCCATATGCATAAGTGGAGTCGTTAAGAAACGGATTAAGAAATAGATAAACTCTTTTTTTACAAAGATGGATATGTATACGGCATGTATGAACTACATTGTAGCTCGTCAACTCCAAGTCGAAGTCATTGATTATAGTGAAAAAGTTAATTTGGATGAATATCTCTTGAGCAATCTAGAGGCTTCAGGAAAACTTATTCAATCTATGATTCTTGAATATCAAACTACTCCAGCAAGAAGAGCACAACTAGATAAGGAACTAGATTCAGCTGTATTAGGTTGGGTGGAAACATGGAATGCTATACATAGTTGAAAAAACGGATTATAAATATGTAATCTTTTTACTATCAAAAGAATGGACGATCTTCGTAGAATTGCCCAACAGTATAGCACTCTTGCTTTGCAGATTGATGCCAAAAACAAGAGTATCTACAATGACAGAGAACAGAGAAAGATTCTAGAACTACAAATTGTTGACATAATGAAAACACCAGAGTTTGCTACAGTTCGCAACTTTCAGCATGGAGGATCTATCTTTAAAATTGATCCTCCAGGAACTTGGAAAGGTTCATGGCATCTATCAAAACACAATCTTAAAACAGATATTGTTTCTTATTGGAATTCAGGGCAACCTGTAACTGCCGACGATTGTTTCAAATATATTGTGACACAGCAAGATCGTAGAGATGGGAATACAGACTGGAGAGTCAATTGGACTAATCCATCTGGACATTAGATAATAAGAAACGGATCCATTTACATCCTTCGGGATTTTTTTACACATGGAATATAATCCGTATAACGCAAAAAATGTTCTGTTTACTCAAGAAGATGTACACACCATCTTGAGTAACCATAAATGTTCTTATCGTATCAAAGATATTGGTCTCTTTCAAATGGCAATGGTTCATTCTTCATATGTTAGGAGAACAGAATATACAACACCTACAGGAGAAAAAGCTTCTTTATGTGAAAAACCTTCCGATTGTCTTGAATTATTTGATCAATCTTATGAACGTCTAGAACATCTTGGTGATTCAGTTTTAGGCGTTGTAGTATCAACTTATTTATCTAAACGTTTTCCAGTACAGCAAGAAGGATTTCTAACTACTTTGCGGAAAGAAATTGTATGTAATGCTATGTTGGGAATTTTGACTCAGAAAATAGGATTGAATAAGTTCTACATTATTTCTCGTCATAATGAAGATTCATGTGCTGGTCGACAAAACGCAAAAAAACTAGGTGATATTTTGGAAGCTTTTGTTGGTGCTTTGTGGACTGATTCAGGATATTCATTTGAAACTGTGTATTCGTTTATTATATGTCTTATTGAACGTTATATTGATATTCCAAAAATACTTTTGAATGATACTAACTTCAAAGATCAATTACAAAAAGTCTTTCAAGCCACATATAAATGGACACCAACATATAAAATGATTTCTGCAGAGAATGGGTATACAATGGCTGTACTAGATCAAAGAGGAAAAACTCTTGGATCTGGGACTGCACCAACAAAGAAACAAGCTGAACAAATAGCAGCATCTGAAGCTTTAAAAAAGATTAGAAAATAAACGTTTACAAGCTATATCAAATTTAACATAATGATACCCTCATCTTTATATTTTTTCATTATTGGGTTTTTAAGTTATTATTCAACTTTAATTGAAAATATTTTACTATTAATATTAAAACAGTTTGGATTACATCGATATAATATTATGTATGATAAAGATATTTTAAGACCACTTTTGAAAAAAATTGAAACGGAATGTATGTCATTAGATACAACTCTTTTTAAAGGAAATCGGAAAACACTTTCCGGATGGTTTTTTAATACTAATATTATTGGACTTTTAACCTATAATGGAGTATATGAACCTGCAATAACAATTTCTTTTGTATCTTCAGAATCATATTTTAATTATTTAATGGAATCTCCTGAAGAAAAATTTTGTTCACTTAATGAAACTAATTCAAAAAAGATACAAAGTAAAATATCTGTGTTTTCTAGATGTGGAGATTGGAAATCAATCAGATATTCTAGATTTTTTCTAAACGTAACATCTATACAACCTGTTTTAGATCAAGAATTGATTGTTAGAGATATTGTAAATTTTTATACTAATAATCAACAGTGTAAAGTATTTATTGAAGGGCCACCATGTAGCGGCAAAAGTTCAATTGGTTATCTTGTTGCTAAAGAAATCAATGGCTCATTTTGTAATACATTTAATCCAACAGAACCTGGAGATACACTTTCAAATTTGATATCTATGGTTCAAGATTTATTACAGGATAATGATACTCCACTCGTTTTATTGATTGATGAAGTAGATACATTACTTAAAAAAATTCATAACAATCAAATAAAATTAAATGATAAGATATCTACTTTAGTTACTGATAAACCATCATGGTCAAAATTTGTGGATAATTTAAAATTTTCTAAGAATCTAATTTTGATTTTTACAAGCAATACATCAAAAGAAGATATCGATAAGTTAGATCATTCATATATTCGCAAAGGAAGAATTGATTTATATCGTAGAATGGTAAAGTCGGTATACACAGAAGATGGAAAGTTTATTGGTGACCCATTTTAGGAATACGACGAGAAAGTAGTTCTTTTTGCTTTCCAGTAATTGACATATCATCGCCTTCAGAAACACCTTCAATGGCTCTCAAGGCTTCGGCTACTCTTTGCGGTTGATCAGAAAATTGAAGCAGCAATTGAGTTCGAATCTGATCACGACGTAGAGGAGGCTTAGAGGTCCTAGTAGATCTAGAGATTGTTCCCATTCCTGAACCTTCCAAATTAAAATTATCTACTTGGTTTGATCTCATAAAATCAAGAATTTCTTGAGACAATCTGTTTTTTTCATCACGAATTGCTTTTTGACGTACAGCCAATGAGCGATTTTCATCATCTAAACGTACCCATGAACGAATTACATCTTTGATCGTTTCTGGGTTCGCCATTTACCTTTATGACTCCGCATCTTCGAAAGTCCTTTACCGGTTAACTTTTCACTTGCTTTACGTCTCAATTTTTCAAATGTTCCTTCTTCTTCACCTCTCATAATTCGTTGGGATGTTGATACAGGTGATGGAGCTACAGCTTTACCTAATGAAGCTAAACCTTGAGTTGTTTTATTTTTCGCAGTCTTTACAAATTCAGATTCATGTAAGTCTTTAATTCCTTGCTGAGCACGTTGTTTCAGTTCAGAAGCTTTTTGTTTTAGTGTCTCCATAGTTTCAGATCGTTTTTCTGGATTATTTAAATTAGTGTACAACTCTGATCCATACGATTTAGCTTGTTCAAAATGTTTTCCTGCTTCGCCTTTTAACCATTCTGCGTCTTTTTCAGGATCACCTTCATAAAATGGATCTACTGTCATCCACGTAATTAACCATCCTAACCATGCAAAAATTCCAGATTCATTTAATTGATCAATAATTTTTAACCGAGTTTTTCCATATTTACCTACGAGTCCATCACCTGAATCAGCAGCATTTTCTAGGGCCATTCCAGCAAATGGAATTAAAGCTAAAGATTGTTTGAATGCTTCACCAAAATGATGACGTGTTGTAAAAATAATCATATTAAAGAAAATGAACATTGTAGAAATCATGTATCCCACAACAATACCTACAGTTGATGCTTCTGGAATCGGAGCAAATCCCATAATCATAGGAGTATATTGTTGAGCCATCTTTGCTGCATTTTTATTCATTTGAGCAACAACATCTACAGCTAAAGCTAAACTATCTCCATATACAGGAATGAATTCCAAAGTTTGTAAAGGATACATGAATGGACTAATCATATTAATAGGATCTTTCATAAACTGAGGTGTCAGAGCAAACCAAAATTTTAGCCATCTATCTACGATCTTATCATACGCTGATCCAGATGTATCTGTGTGTGTCTCTTCAGTAGTTGCTGTGAACCCAGGATGAGATTCACCTTCAGGTTCAGTTACAGGTGGAAGATCTAATACAGGATTTCTACCACCGGTCTGCTTAAAAAATGTCCATACAGTTTTAGCATCTGCTGGACGAAAAAATGGTTTTCCTTCAGATAAAAGAACATTGCGTCTTAATTCAGATGAAGAATCAAATCTGTTTTCAGATAAAAATTTAAATAAACCAAGATTACGAGCACCTTTATGAGCTACGTCTTTGTTACGTAAAAGTCGTACTAAAATTTTATATATTCTTTTTTCATATGGGGTATCTGGAGGATCGTCATAGATCCACTTCATTGTTTTTATCACAGAATTATAAATGTCAGTAAAGAATGACGACGATCCATTAGTTAAAGTCGAATGGTCAACTCAACTCGAAGACATTTTAGCTCAGGAAGGTGAAAGGTGTAGAGGTCTCGCATGGTTACATACACGTGCTGAAGCAAAGCTATCCAATTATCATACATATATCCAAGTTCCTGTAATTGTTCTGTCTACATTAGCAGGAACAGCATCCGTGGGCTCGTCCACGTTATTTGGACCTGGGAATGCACAAACTTCAGGAATTGCAGTTGGATTAGTATCAATTGGTGTAGGAATTTTAAATACTTTAGGAGGATTCTTTGCTTTTTCTAAACGAGCTGAATCTCATCGAATTGCTCATTTAAACTATTCTAAATTATCATCTAAAATTTCAATCGAATTATCATTACCTCGAGATGAACGTACATCTGCAGAAGTATTATTAGGACATATTCGTGAAACTATGGAACGTATGGCTGAAACTACTCCTAACTGCCCCCAAGAAATTATCGCATTATTTAATGAAAAATTTAAAGATGTTGGAGATATCGCATTACCAGTTGAAGTAAACGGCTTACATAAAATTGAAGTTTATCGAGCAGAAACTCATATTGAAACACCTGTTATTAAAATTCCTGAACCTGAACCAAGATTTATTATTAAAGTTAATGGTACCCAATCAAGTTAAAACTTCCATTTCTTATCACAATCCAAACAAGTTACAAATGTAGTCATAGGTTCATCTGCTGAACGTGTTTGTAGCTGATAATACTCACAACCTGTCTTCTTTTTACAACGAGAACAGAACATCAGGATAGAAGCTGTCATTGACTTAGAATACAACTTCTTATCCTTCTCTGCTGTCCTTTCATAAGTATCAAGCCAACGCTGAGGACATACATCTTGTGCTGACATACGCACAAATGTTCGGATATCAAACCCTTCAACTAGACGATCTTTCCATAAATCAATATTTCGATAAATAGTTACAGCTTTACTGCGATACGTATTCCAGAAAACACGATTATTCCAATCTACATCAATTCCATTCATTTTAGAATAATCAACAACAGCTTTCAAAATTTCTTCTTCTATCGGAATATCAATAACTTCTTTAAAATTGGCAATAACTTTTTCACGCAAAGGATGATCAACAAATACATTTTTAGTTTGAACAATTACAGGATTTACAGTTCGATGAACAACTTCTTCAACTGATTCTTCATCATCTTCTTGTTCTTCTACATCTTCTTGTTCTTCAAACTGCCACATAGAATAAAGAGTTTCATATTCATCAGTTTTAATATTCAAATATTCAGAAGCATCTTTTTCATAATCATCTTGATCTTTACCAACAGCAAGAATAACTATAGTGCCAGTATACGTTTCATCTTCAAATGGTGAAGGAAGAATATGTGGATTCACATCTTCATCATCATCTGTTGGACAAGCAAATACTGATAACCATCTTTCTGGATTTCCAGGATCTTGAATTTTTCCTTGAAATTGCATTCCAGGTTTCTTGAACTTCTTTCTCAACCAAGAAAGAACATCAGGAGTTTTAATAGGAACAGACAATTCTTTTAGGACACCTGTAGATTCAACTGCAATTCCAGAAACCATTACTTAATTTTGTTAGAACTAACTAAGTTCCGTTTTCCATTTTCGAAAACGGATTGACCGAAAAATATGGTTATGAATAGTACAAAAATGTACACTCCTAATTTCGATAACTATGAAGGCTTCATGGATTATGAAACGTACAAAAAATGGGTAACTGGATTTTATAAATCTGGTCATTCATGGAATTCTTTCATTGATTGGAAGTATGCTACCGATTCCTATTATGGAAACAAACCTTCTCGTCGATCATGGGAAAAGCATGTCGAGAATGGAGGATCACATTGGACTCTATTCAGTAATGATGGATGGCAGATGGCTCCAGCATCTACTAAAATGTGGAAAAACAGACTTCAAACTAAAGTCAGAAGAATGATTCGTCGTGATGAATTTGAGATGAAACTTCATAAAGCAGATATTGAAGAAAGTGATTCTGAATCTACAGCAACTTCTGAGGATGAATATTGGAAGGTTTAGATATTTAATTAATCAACATAGGAAATAAACCATTACATTGGTTTTTATTTTCTAACTCAAAGTGCATAACGTGTGTTATATTCGATGACATGGGATTAGAAGGCTTACTACTATCTATTATAAAAATTTTAAAGTTAGTTCTTGTGGTTTTTAGCACAGTGTTTATTTTTTCAATATTTTCGTATAAGTTTTGTATAGGTTCAATTCCATCTAACATATAGTTTCCACCAGTTGATGATGGAGGAGAAATGTATACGAAATTAAGAAAAAGATCCTTGTTTAATAATATTGTTTTGAAACTTTCCATTCTTTTGCAATATTTATCTCTATCCGTTACTGTATCATGTGGAAAACATACATTATATTTTGAATTTACCAATACCTCACCATTTGTGTTGTGATTTTCTGCATTCTGCATCACTCCTTTTTTATCACATACAAAAAAATGATTATCTACAATATAATCAATATCTTTTTTTTCAACTAACAACAGATTTAATATCGTGTACACAAATTGTGGTGTTGAAAACATCCAATCAAATGGCATTGTTTCGTTTTTTACAATCAAATTATCAAAAAATACATTTGAAATACACTGAGAACCAATAGATATAAACATGCCATCCATTTATTTATATATTGAATAATTATATTTATTATTCTAACTAAGCAGATATTGAAGAAAGTGATTCTGAATCTACGGAAACTCCTGAAGAAGAGTACTGGAAGAAGTCTGATTAAGATGATCTAAATTCCGGTTCTACAGACGAAACACTCTTTTTTCCTGTTGTATTTTTAACCCAATCATAAACTCTAGGTAACCAATTTACTCTGGGAAACATGTATCTCCATCCATATAAAACTAGACCTGTGAAAAAAACAAAGAAGAATCCTTCTAAATAAGCATCCCAATTATCATTAAAATGTTTTGCTGCTTTACCTAATGTACTTGGTTGTTTGGCCGCTTCTTTGGCTGCCGTAGTTTTCAGATCAACTTTAGAAATTTCAAGTTTCTTATTCTTTTGAGGTTTTAAAGGTTTCATGACCAAATATGTTTTGTTATCATGAGGTAAGAATCCAGTATCAGCACCATCATTATAAAAAAGTTCACGATTTCCTAGAGGTTGGATAGAACGAGATCCTGCTTGAACTTTATTGACCAACAAAGCAAAATCTGTCTGATCAATGTTTATAGATGACTTAAAAACAATAGTTTCAGCAGGCATACAAGGTGGATTCATTGTTGAACCGTCGTACATGTAATAAGATCCATCATCAGGAATCATTTGCTGTAATGACCATCCTGTTAAGTTAACATTATATTCACTCTGAGTATCAACATATGGAATTATTTGTTTAAAAAAATCTATAGATGGACCGGGAGAAGGATTCACATAAAATTGTACACAAACTTGTAAGTTATCTCCCTGTGCTGATTTGAAGTGAGCTACAACTTCTCCATCAGCTTGCGAATTCTTTTCGATTGTGTGATGACTAGGATGATTAATTGTCACTAAATAACAATTATAGGAGATATTGTTGTAGGTACATGATCCAAGAGTTCGTGCAGCCATTCCGAACCCTTCATCTGAAGAGAATACACTACACGAAGTCACATTGCTAGCATCCACTTTTAAGTCACAGGTTCCTTTACATGGTTTTGCGGATCCTTGAGAAAGATGAATTGGACTCTGATTAGCACCGGCACACATTCCGGTCCAACTCGTTTGTGAAGAGAAGATACTCATTTGTTTAGAAGCAGGACTTTGTTCTTAAAAGTCTCACATACAAATAAGAATGGCAAATGCTGGAATAAATACATTAGATGTCAATGGCTGGAATACAGGAGATTATATTGCTGTAGTTATATCTACTTTACTCGGAATTGCTCTTTTTGCAGGGTTAGGAGTTGCTTTATATAATCCAGAAACTCGTATAGCTATTATGGGAACATTAGGAGCTTTCTTTTTTGCGATTGTTAACTTTATCCCCTTTGGATTTATTACGTTTGGATTTATTGCTGATATTATTGGTCAAGATTTTCGATATTCGATAGCAAGTATTGTTGGTCTGATTGCTATTGTGGTTAACTTTTTTATTGCGTTGATGACCGGTAAATCTGTAGTCTGGGAAGCACAAGGTCAAGAACGACCAGGTCCTGCTTGGTGTATGATTCCTGGTCTAGAAAAGTTTGAAAATAAGAGAATGCCAATGAGTATTGTTTCTTCTTGGTCTATTCTAACTTATTACTTAATTTTCGCTTTAACAAACCGTGATCTATCTTCGAATGTTTCTATCTTATCCAGTATTGGATTATTAAGTATTACTCAATTAGCTACATTTTATGGATCTGATTGTTCTATGTTTTATGAAGATAGTTCAACATGGAGAATTTTATCTTTACTTTTAGGTATTGGAATTGGAGCTTCTGGATGGGGTGTTGTCAGTTCATTGTATCCTTCTCAAGCTCCATTTCCTAACACTAAAGAGCATATGTTATCTGGACCAGGATGGGATGGATCTGTTCAAAGTCCTGTTTTTCAAAAATTGACACCCAGAACAGGTGCGCAATGTTCAAAAGATCATTCTGAAGAAGGTGATGAATTTGTTTGTGAAGCATATAAAAACGGTCAACTAGTGACCGAAAAGATTAATGCTTAATTCACTCTAGTGTTTCCCTTGAGAGGATCCCTACTTTAACTGTTTCATTAATTTAAAATATCCAATAGCATCTCCACCCGTATGCTTATGAATGGTTCCATCAGAACAAATTCCAACAAGAGAAGGAACGTGAGTAATTCCAAATTTTTCACGTACCTTTCCAGGATCATTATGAATATCAATTGACATCCAATTTACATCTGGATGATCTTCTTGGAGATCAGCAAATACAGGTTTCAAACGCTGACATGGTGGACATGTTTTTGACCAGAAATGATAGACGTTCATTCTTTTTTAATTATAGTAGTACCTTCGATAATATTCGTTTTTGAAACTAGTCTGATCATTTTTTTCTTGCAAACTGTTTGTACTTCTGTATCATAACCCATTTTATGAATTGTTTTTTGAAATGCTGTATACATAGCAGTATGTAAAGCTCCTCTATCCAATTTACCTAAATTTTTGAGACACCATTCTACAACTTTATCGTATTCTACAGGTGGACCCATCATACGAAAATCTAGATCAGGAAACACAGATTCTGTTGTAGAAATTACTCTAACTTCTTCAGGAACCAAAACTCTTACTGCCATCTTATCTACAATATCATTATTAATCGAATTTTCATCTTGACCACCAGTATGTGCTCTGACATATGTAACTTGATGTTTCGCAAACTTTGTCAACAGCATAACAGTTTCTTCAATCAGGTCACGATGAGAAACATCTTTACCTTCTGCTGTCTTCCATTGATTTTTTAGCCATCCTGGGATCCATTTGGTTAGGCAATCTCTAGAATACGTTGAATCTGTGAAGATATGTAGTTCGGTCTGAGATCCATCACACATTTCTAAAGCTTTTTGGACTCCGGCATGAATAGCACGAAGTTCTCCTCGATTATTTGTTTGGGGTTCTCCTTCTGGAATACGGAATGCTCCAGACCATTCAGTATGTTCTGGAAAATAATAAGCGTATGACCCTTGGGCCCCACGTTTACCATTTGATTTACAAGCTCCATCAGTGAAGAGACTGATCATCTTCCTTATAGATTGGTGTGTTTATATTCGTTTCCATCCGTTTTGTAATACAGCGACTTATTAAAGCTCCTTGAATTCCTGATGGATTCTCTACATGAAACCATACTCTGTTTCTGAAAGAACGTTGTTCTAATTGACGTCGCAACATTTGTTGACAAGCTGATGTCAAAAATTCGGCATGCCAAACAATCATAATACGTAATTTTCCTACTGTTTTAGGAACTTCAGATATCCATGAAGAAAAACGTTGAGAAAATGAATCTGAAGAAAACAGGACACAAGCATCAATTTCTTCAATCTCTATTTTATCTCCATAAACTTCTTTGTATTTGTGTACAAACTTGTTAGTTTCTAAATCATTCAATGGTTCGTATAAGATATAATGTGGACAAGGAAACTCCATTCTCTTAAGAACTCTTTTCCTCTGTAGGTGGATTTACTCGCTTGACAGGAATACTAGAATCCACAATGTACAGAGAGTTTTCAGTCATTACAATAAAACAGTTCTCACATTTGAATACTTGTTGAATAGTAGATGTATATTCATCATTAGACTTTACAAGATATTTGATCTTATCCTGAACTCCAATACAACATTTCTTTTCTACAGAATCGCGGTAATAATCAAAAAAGACAGGCTTGTCTTCTTTGATAGCAACTTCAGATACTTTTAGAAGAACTGCTGCACTTGGTAAAGCCATTTGTCTTCTAAACTGAAAATGTTCATGACGCCTGTACGCACTTATACGTATCTTCAAGCTTGAACCTGGATCTCATATTAAGACTTGGAAGTTCTGTGCGAGGACGTTTAAGAACACTATCTACACGAGTCTGTATCAATCCTCTTAATTCTACAGCTGTCTTTGGAAGAAGCTTAGCAATTTCAAAGAGGAAATCAGCATACTGTGTTACATTCTCTTCAGATTTCTCAGTTTTGGATTGAATAACTGTATCATCCAAATCACTCAAAACTTTTTGCATAGATTCATGAAGAATTTTTCCAGGAACTAGTTCCGCAGAATATAGATATGTTAGAAATCTAGAATATCCACGACGAACATCTTTTTGCTTAGACCATGCTATAATCTTATCTTCAAATCCCTCTTCATTCGCACGAGGAAATACTAGAGTATCTGACATATCATACAAAGTTCCAAACATAGTTGCCTGAGTTCCCAAATCTTCAGAGATTTCAGGAATAACGTTATTCAATTTCACAGCAAGTTCGGACATAATTCCAGCATAAAATGATCCTTTAATTGCTTTGTCAAATAGCAAAGTTGTTACACGCAGACGAAATTCTTTATCACGTCTTTTCAGGATACTAATCGCATCTTGCGATAGAGCATCCAAATTTGCTTTTGCTACTTTATTAAAGATAGCAAACATTTGGTCATAATCCGGATCATCTGTTTCACGAATACGGCGAACGTATTCAATCAAAACTTTTTCACGCCAATTTGATGGTTCTTGAACGACTTTCTTTACGAAACGTCCAGGACGATATGCGGCTGGAACCAGTCGCAATTTAGAAATATTTTGTTTAATAATCTCAGGAAGGTCAATCTTTTGAATAAACCTCATAGAGTAAAGAAAAGCACTAGTTAGTTCCATTTTGTTATTTATGTTAACCAACAACAAAACGAATTCGTTTTAAAGTATGTAGATACTAAATATAACAAATGGAGTCTCCAGAAACCACCAAACTCAAGACGACTTGGGTTTTGTGGTATCATGACCCCGAAAATCGTGACTATTCTTTAAAAAGTTATATTGAAATTGCGCCTTTTGCAACGCCTGTACAATTCTGGTCTGTTATTGATTCAATTCCAAAAGAAGCTTGGGAATCTGGAATGTATTTCTTTATGCGTAAAGGCTACAAACCTCAATGGGAAGCAGATGAACATAAACACGGCGGAGCTTGGTCAAAAAAGATCGAAGCGGAACAATCACATACAACATTCATTGATTTGATGGTACATTGTATAACAGAAGAACTTTTAGTTCAACATGCAGAAACATTAGCCGGCATTTCAATTTCACCTAAAGGTCAATTTCATATCATTAAACTGTGGAATACTTCAACTAAAATTTCAGACAAAAAGTTTCTGAATCCAAATCTAACTTATTTTAAAGTTACAGATGATGTCGTGTACACACCACATGTGTCCAGACCTAAATAGGTTTGTGACTTGGTTACAAAAGTGTCATAGTATAACCTGGAGGATGAGTTTGATCAAAAAGTTCTTGAAGTCTTTGAATATAAAGATTTCTGAGTTTTTTGATTTGTTTTTCTGAAGGATTCAAGATCTTTTTTGTTCGTATAGGTTTGCCAGTATATGTCGTAATTGGATCCAAAGGAAGTTGAGATAGACGAGTCCAATTTATAATAGAATCTAGTTTTGGGAATGGGATTCGAAATCTTAAATGTGTATACATAAAATCATTATACAATTTTAAGATTTCTAGTTCTGATTCAGGAAATACTTCTTGTTCACCGTAAGTTAATATAGGAACTAGAGGTATACCCATTTCTAAAGCTATTTTGAAAATACCTTTACGTTTTCTGACAACTAATTGTAAATCTTTAGGAGATCCACGTCTCATTTCATCTACACCTCCTAATATAATTGATATAGATTCTTTTTCAAGAGTATCTCGAATACTGTATTCGTCTGAAGGAATAGCATTCAATAAAGGAATAATATCTTTGATGAATGGAAGCATAAAGTATCCGTAATGAACCACGCCTTTAGTAGGTCGGTACTCAGGACTTGTGATTTGGTACCCATTATGAATTACAGGAGTTACACCAGAAATTCCATGTGGGTGCCAGATATTAATAGATTTTTCTGGAATTGGTTCTCTAATATGGATTTGAAAAGTTTTGCGAATATTTGATTCAGTTTGTTCAATTCTATGCTTAAAGATCTGACGTAATCGATCTTTGAAATAGAGTAAAATATCTTTTGTAATCCAAGAAGGTATAATCATATATACCAAAAAAACAACTGTAAACGCAATTAGGTTTGTATAACCTAATAGACCCATAAATACCATCAATGAATAATTCCATGTTACGCATGAATAAAGGTAGGGATTACAAAACAAAATAAATAATGTTCCTAGAGCAATTATTAGCATTATTTATTCGAAGGAAACAAATAACGAAATGGATATCGTAAACCATTATGGTTACGCAGTCATAACTTTTGCTTTATGTACTGTAGCAGTTGTCTATCCTGATCGTCCTTGGCCATCAGCTTTAGTTGGAGGAAACTTAATGGCTTTCAATTATTATTTTTCCCATCGATTATTACATCTTCTACCAAATGATCATTTTCTAAATTTTCATTTTTGGATGCATCATGATCCTTTTTTACCAAGATGGTTAGCTTTACCATTAGAAGGAATTTTAGAATTAGGTTATTTTATGTTAATTCCATTATTAATTCAGTATTTAACGGGTGATTGGGTCATTCCATTTAGTATTATTCTTCTTCTATCTTTGACATATACATCCTATCACATGATTCAATATTCTTTGATAAAATCCGAGACGCATGGAAGGCATCATAAAGATCATACAAAAAATTTTGCTCCAGATTTTATTGATCATATGTTCAAATCGAATTACGATGAAACATATGAAGATATGAGTTCTGGTGCTATAAATTGTTTAGTTTCAGCAATAATTGTTTTATGGCTAAAGAGTGTTTATAAATGGACTGACTAAGTTGAACAAGGCATCAAACATAACTTGATTTCACCTAGATTTGCTACGACGTACCGAATCATCAAAAACCATCCATTCTTTACATGAATTTCAACATTGTTACATAAATTAGTACATTTAGTAAACAGAACTAGATGTGGCAAAGAAAAATGCTCACTAATGATTTCAGATGACTTCTTCTGAATATTGAAATCATTATCTCCCATAGTTGTTGATCTGGAAGCAAAATGTCCTTTACAGGTAAAAGAAAGAGAATTACCTACATTCGTAATTTCAATAGTTTTTGCTGACAATAAAGTCATATCACGACAAATCTTTTGGAAATCAGTTGAAGGCATTGTGATTCGGGTACTGAATTCAGTATCAGGAAGTTGAAGATCAGGTTCATCACGATCAAGCAAATTCAATTTGTATTTGTGAATCTGTTTCTTCTCGGAATTTTCCATAATAATACCTAGAGAATTAGGATCGTCTTTTTCGACATAAAAAGAAAGAATATCATCATTAGTAGCAGTTCTTACAATACGGTAGAGATGATCAGTATTTACACCAATAATAAATTTTGGAGATGTATGGTTATAATCATATTTCTCAAACTTATCTGCGTGCAATCTCAAATGAACAAGAACAGTGCGAGTATTATCCATAGCAATCATTTTGATTCCATCTTTATCAAACAGCAATGACATCTCAACAAGAATAGATTTCAAAGCTTCAACTAAAGTTCTGACAGCACCAGTCTGAACAGTTTTTGCTTCCACTGAATACATTTCTTTATTCAAGCTTACGTTCGTTAAAGTCACTCAAACAACGTATTCCAGAATCCAGTCGCCTTCTTAGGCTCCTTTTCACCGTCTTTAGAGTCCTTCTTAGGCTCTTTTTCAGTCACAATGGATTGTTCTTCTTCATCTTCGGAATCAGATCCTTTATAAGTCTTTTTCATTGTATGACATTTTTTGATGGAAACAATACGTCCTCTCTTATTTTTATCTAAATCTTCTTTACGTAATCCTCCTGCTGTCATTTCAGCTTTTCCGGTCCACACTTGTCTTCTAGATCCTCGTTTGAGAGTTTTAGAAGGCATTTTTTTACCTTTATCTAAGAAGTTTCCTTTTGAAGTTCTAACATAAGCGTTTTATATAAAGTTTATTAATTGGAGAATGCTAATCCTCCCATACCAGACATAACGCGAAGAACGTTGTAATTCACAGCATACATACGCATATCCCAAGTATCATCAGTACCTTGATCAACAATCACAGATCCGTCCATAGTCACAACCAAGGTAGCAGTATCAATACGAGAAAAGTTACAGGTGCCAGAAGGCTGGTGTTCTTCAGGTTTTACAGCAAATGAATAACAATATACACCGGGACTGCTAATAATGTTACCTGTATGGTGTTGAAATGGTTGGACTTTGTTAAAATAATCACCATAACGTCTCTCTAGACGATCTTGACCGTTAATTTGTAAATGTTGTTCAAATACAGCAGTTTGATCGTACACGAATGGAAGTAGACGCTTTTCTTGACCTGCTACATAAGCTGGTACATAAGGACCATTACCGGTAGTTACTATGTTTCCAGGATCTCTTGCTACCTTTACTGTAGACTTACAGTTAGTATAACAAGTAGGTTGTACAACCCAGATGAGTTCTTTTACAGGATGATTAAAGGTCAGATCAATTCGTTTAGATGAAGATGAAATACCTACATCTTCGTTAAACTGTACTTGTTCAATCAGATATTCGTGACTCTGTTGAGCAAATCGACGACGTTCATCAGTATCTAGATAAATGTAATCAACGTATAGTGCAGCTGATGTAGCTTGAGGAAAGGTTAGTAAATTTGAACCTGTATAATCTCCCATAATTTCTTGAGGAGTTTTCCAGAATACATTGATTTTTACTTCATGATATTGAAGAGCAATTAAAGGTAAAGCAGTTCCAGGGTTTCTACCAAAAAAGAATAGTAGAGGAATGTAGAGAACATTAGGTATAGATTGACGGCCATGACCAGTAGAACATCCAATTGGTGCGGTGAACTCTAAGGTAGTGCTATTGTACTTTGTATTAGAAAGCATGCCTGCCAGATTGTCTACTTTCCTTTGTTCACTAGTCAATAAAGACCACAAAACCATATACTCGGAGTACAAACGATCAATGATCTGTCCACCAATATCTAATTCTACATGATTAATGAAATTATATCCAAAAAATGTTGATTGAGTGTTATATCCTCCATGATTCCATTTAGCCTTTACAGATGTACTTCCAGTTACATAAGTGGGTAGTTCTAGCTGAACATATGTAGAAGACATTAAATCTGCATAACGATTAATGATTGCAGTTTGTTTAGTTCCCCAGTTAGGTTCGCCATTAAAGTTGATACGAAATGGCTCCATAGCAAAATTGGTGTGTCGTTTATAAAGACCCTTCCAAAACGTGATCTGGGGATTCCCGGAAATATACGCGTCTTGAGCTCCGTAAGCTACCAATTGTAGAAGACCACCTCCC